GTCTATAAGTATTCTATTGAATGCTGTATCGGTTACTGCTACTTCCAAAGAATTCATAAGACAAGATGATTTATACTTTTTAATTGCCGCTGTTAGCGAATAATAAATATCTTGTATCTTTGTTTTTGACTGTTCAGTACCAAATTGTAATGCTGCTATAGAATCTTCTTGTAGCTGTAAATACTTATTTGTTTCTGCTGTATTATCATTTGTATTTCTAATTGTAGAAGTAGGAGGTAATGTACCCAATGCTCTTAACATAGGAGGTACTATTCTTATATGTCCTTGGATACTTCTTGTACAGTATCCGCTAGAATCATATCTATAATTAACAGCGTAGTTATATTCAAGTATTCTAGAATGCAATTCATTTAGGTCTATGTCTGTACCATTTATATTAAACTCACATTCCCACTGTATTTTATAGCATTTATTAAAACCTATTGGCTCTAAAGCAGATATTCTACATTTAGGACCAAAATTTAAATCCTGTATAAATTTTCCTGTAGCCGGATGTAGAGTATTGACAACAATGTCAGATACTCCTTGTCCTATGTACCTTAGAGTTTTTCCCGTCTCCGTGAGTTTTTCTATAATTATCTTCATCTCTGCATCTACAGTAGAGGCAATGTGAATAGGAACCAGTCCGGGAATGGCTACTTTTTTACCAGGAGGGTCTACTTGTATATTTAAAGCCTGGTGATCTCCTGGTATATTTCTTCTTGGTACAATAAAACTTGATACACTTAAAACATATCTTCTCCATATATCAGTTCTTTTAGATGAATCATGCTGAGGAGTAATAGATAATCTAGATTTTGTTCTACTTCCGAACATATATCCATTATATTCTATAAAAGATACTGGACTACCTTGCTCTTGTAAAGCCATTCCCATTTTATATACCTATTGTTGGACTCGTTGTTTCTTTACTTATTTTAGGACCTAAAGTATCATTTAGATGCTTCAAGATATCTAGTCCTAAGTCATCTGCTTTATCAGAGTTCTTATTTTCTCTCATAAACATGTTATACAGTCTTGCTCCAGTGGCTAATAGACCTACTATACCACCAAGTTGTAGAACTTGACCTATTATTAATTCTGTTGCAAGGCTAGATCTATTTTCACCTTTTACGTAACCTGTTATAATAGGTATGACTTCGGCTACAGCATTTAATACAGGTATCAAACCGTCCAATAGAGGATTAGCGATTGCTGCAAGAGTCTTTTGAGTCTCTATCCAAATTTCTCCGGATTTCTCATATACTTCAGCAAGTTTCATACCATATTCTGCTTCCATGTCTACGTCTGCCATTATTTGAGATACTTCGACAGAAGACTGTGCAGCTTGAATTGGAGCCGATACATATGCTAATCCATCAGCAAACTTATTAACAGCCTGTGTAGCTTGTGCCAAAGATAGAGCTAAGTCTTTAACTCGGTCTATTGCCATAGCAATTATTGGACCTACTTCAGGTATAAGATTAGCTATAGTAGCCATAGCATCGAATGGTGCCCCTAACACTTGCATAGGATCTGCTCCTTTGCCTCCTGACAATGCAGGACCTAATAAATCTTGTGTTAGTGCAGTACCTGACGCAAACTGTGGAACATTTTTAAACATATCGCCTACAGTTCCATCTGCGTAATGTTTTACACCATCTATTCCTTGTCCAGATTGTGTTAGGTTTACGTTAAAAGAATTTGGATCATTTAATATTTCAGATAGTGTATCTAAGCTTCCAGATAGTTCTGTTCCTCCTGCAAATTGTGGAGCAGAAGTGGAGTTTTTTAGAAACTGAGATATATCCTGAAAGTTTTCTTCGTCTATTGCTCCAGTAGCTTTTCCGCCTTGGAATGTTTCTGGGTCTTCTATTCCAGCTTGTTCTCTTTGTTTTTGATTTAATATGTGTACAGGTGCTTCTGTAGGATTTAGAACTAATTCAGCAGCTTTTTTATCTCCTGTTCCGTCTCCTACCCAGAATGCCTTTTCTTTTGTAGCTCCGCCTTCAGCCATCTTAGGAGTCTGAGCAGCAGATACAGAAGCTTTAGAAGCATTGTTAGCAAGATTTCCGGCAGAATTCTGATTAGTGTTTACAGAAGAAGAGGCGGTTGAGTTAACTGTTTTTAGTTGTTGCTCTACCCCTCCCTTATCAAAAGATTTAAGCTCTTGTTGTATTTTTGGTGTGTTTTCCTTGTTTCCGGAAAACATATCTTTTAATTTGGTGTATAAACTAGCAATTGAGTTTTCTTCTTTGTCTTCTGGTTTTAACATAGAAGACTTTATTTCAGTTACTGTCTCGTTTATACTATTTAGTACTGCAAGTGAATCTCTTGCTATGCCAATTCCCGGAGAATCTTGTGACTCTCCGGGACCTAGGTCTACTGAATTATATCTTTTGTTCATTTTAAGCTATCGAGAACCATTTATAGTTAGCAACTTGTGTTACCCTAGTTGCAGTAGATGCAACTACGACGTTTTGACCACCAGTAGCGTCTATAATACCTGCTTTTCCATATAATGTAGAATTAGCCTCTGAGACTGTAACTAAACTATCATAGAAAGGCAATAATTGAAGTTCTACCGGGACCTTTCTTAATCTGCTATCGAATATAAGTGGGAAAGAGTTGTTAGGAACAATAATAGCGTTTTGTGCAGTTATTGCTTGCATGTGCAGTTGACCTATTGTAGGAAAATCTGCTGCTGTTGTACCTGGAGCGGCAACTAATACTAAGTTACCACCATAGGTAGATCCTAATCTTCCTACGGTTCCCATAGTTCCAAGTGTAGCCCAAGGCCAGTAAGGAACTACAGACCCGTATCTGAAAGCAATTGCTTCCCATCCTATACGACAGTTTCCTCCTCTATATACAATATCTACTATAGATCCGCCCCAAATATCTCCTTCTACTGGTTCTCCTACTACTTGAGTAGTTAGGGTAAAACCTCTATGTGTAGCTCCTATCCAAGTAGGAGTAGAAATATCTGCGGCTGGAATATATGCTCCATCTCCTCTGGCTACTGTATAACCAGAAGGATAGTTTATCAAGCCTGCGGCGGCAACGTTAGGAGGAGTATAAAATCCAAAGTATTGTCCTGCCACGAAAGCGTCAAGCGGGGCTCCCATTATCTTTTCCTTTTAATAATTGTAACATCTCTTCTTCTGTTAAATTAGGGTTTCTAAAATAAGATGTTGGGTCATCGGCGTTAGGCACCCATGCTGCTTTGTATATTTCTGATTGTCTACATTTAGGACAATTAACTACGTCCATACATGTAGTTGTGGCATTGTACGGGGTAGGAATATGTGATCCCCCACAAGCAACCCTAAATTTTCTATTCATGTATCCTACCACATTTCCTGTTTTGTCGCCATACAAAAAATGCATAATTACTGCGGTTCCAACATACGGCGGTCTTGAATCACATTTGGGACAGATTGGAATTGTTCCTTCAAAAACATATCCCAATCTTCCTGTATCTGAACAGTCTGGATTCATGCACTGAAATAAATATTTATTAGACATTTGGTTGTAAAAAATCCTTAACTAAGTTTGGAGGTAAATTATATTTATCCCTGATTGCATCTCCGTCTATTAGACCGTCGAAATTTTCGGGATAAGGTTGATATGTATAGAATTGAACTCTTCTTGCTTCACCAAAAGAAATAGATTGTACCAAAGCTTCTTCTTGTGATTCTCTAGACTGAGCATGAAACCATTCTCCTCCTACTAGACGAGGAGCAGAAGACGACATAAATCTTAATGGTTCTACCCATCTATTTTTTGTAACATCCATTCTAGAGTTTGCTATATGTAATATTTTATAATTCATACCAACAGACTCTACTAAAGTATGTACAAACTCTCCTAAACCTAGAGATTGATCAACTATAACTTTCATACCTAATCTATCGAACGGTGTTTTGGCACATCTGAAGGTTACAGTTACGTTTAAACCGTATATAGCATCTAGTATTTCTAGATTGTTTCCTCTAAATGTACTGGCATGAACAGCTACGAAAATTTCTCCGCAATTTGTAGGCGGTCTACCATCTACAGTTACGTCACAACTATTTTCATCTAATTGTTTATCATCAAAATAGATGTTATCTATTAGAAAATCTTTAGTTGCATGTAATAATTTAGCATATGACATTTAACTTTCCTTTTGTTTTATACAGAGTAATCATACTCACTTGACCAATCTACTGATTGTCTATAGGGAGTTGGACTCTGCTGAGATATACTTCTTTCTACTCTTACACGGAAAGTAGGATATCTTTGATCTATTCTTACGTTACTCCAAGCAGGTGCCTGTGTTGCTCTGATTGGTATTCCAGGTATTTCATAAATACTTCTATGTACAGATTCTAACCACTCAATAGCTTGTTTATATATTGTGGTTATGATACCGGAAGGTATGTTGCCTCTTCTAGCTTCTAGTAGATAACAAGCTATATCTGTTGCTCTGCGATTTATCCATGCACTTGTTACCATATCTTCTGGTCTGTACAGTGAAAAACAATAGAAATTTATAATTTCAGAGGCATCAAATATACAATCTTCTACAACTCCACCTTCCGCAAATATACCTCCAGGACCATAGTCTTGCGTTCTGTCTTTGACGCCAGCTATGGTTAGTCTTCTTTGTATATCTCCCGGATCACAATAGTAATATGTAGGAAACCGTGGAGTTATTGCTGTGTTAGCGGCCGAAGCTTGTGGTTGGTTCATCTTCTTCTACCTTTTGTGGGATTTGTAGTAGGATTACTAGAAGCTTTTACTTCATCAGGAAGAGGAAGTTGGCTATCTTCATGTTCCTCGTCTTGTCCTACTTCTTCATCTGTATATCCCGGTTGTTTCTTGTAATGTGCAACAATCTTCTTTATATTTTCTACACCAAATTTATCTAATGTTCCTGACCCGTGTGCTTTTGTTATCTCAGAAATAATATGATCTTTTACATTTTGAGGAATTCTTTGGTGATATACTGAATGTACTAAACCTACTACTTTATTTGCATTTCCTAAGCTTATTCCCTTTCCGGATAAATAAGCATTTGCTATCACATCTGTAGCTGCTTTAGAAGCTTGTGACGTTACTTGTTGTCTCATAGCAGGGGAGAATCCGCCCCCATAATGTAAGAATGTTTCCATTCTTCTTCTTGAATACTCATTGACAACATCAGATATGGCCTGTCTTGCTTTTAAAGCTCCTCCTATGGTTTTCATTAATGCTGATTTACCTTTACCAAGTATTCCAGTAGTCTTTTCTTTTTTGTCGCCTGGTAAATTTAACTGAGAGTCTCTATCTTTTATTACAGGTGTCTTAGTATTTGTCGGTTGTGCCGGTTGTGCCGGAGGAGGCTTAGGAGTAGAAGTAGGAGATAATACACCTCCTTTTGGAGTAGATCCAGTTGTTACAGGTGGCGTAGGCGTTGCAGATGAGGCAGGTGTTGCAGATGATGCAGCATTTGCAGGTGATTGTCCTACGGACTCTGTAGCTGTATTTGCTTCTTCTGGTACAGCACTATCATCTTCATCTTCTTTAATTCTTTTTGGTCCTTCAGATAAGCGGTACTTTTTACATAAATTTTTATGTATTCCATACAAATTGTTAACGTAACTCACATTATATCCTTTTAAAAGAGTATAAATAAAAAAAGGCAGGTAATACCTGCCCTTTTTTCTTTTTTAGTAGATTACGTTTCCGAAAGCAATTGCCTTTGGAACATATAGTGCAGGTATTGAGTTATCTACCGCAATTAGTTCTATAGAAGCAGGCTTGATGTTAGTAAAGGTCCAGGCGTAGAATCCGAATCTTTCGATTGGAGGTGCCCCGTAGGCATCTACAACTAGCTCAGAACCGATACACATTTCTACCCAATCAGAACCAGGATCAGGAAGGAAGGAAACTTCGCCGTTTGCGGAATCGAAGAATCTCTTATATGTGGTAGATCCACCAACTCCAGCGATATCTAGTCCAGCATCATAGATGTGCCACTTGAGCCAGGGTACAGCTTTAATTACACCAACGAATTCGTTTGAAGGTAGACCGTCTGGGCCTTTTTCTTCAACGCTATCATACTGAGCGAATACTGTGTTAGCAGTTCCACCAATATCATGAATTTGGGTGTTAGAGAGTACATACTGCCAAGTAGTAGAATCAGTCCAGATGTGCCGTAGAGGGCGCCCGGTTAGCTGTTCCATAGCCTGGTTAATCTGTAGTAGGTGGGTAAAGATAGATGTTCCAGCGTTGTCCCAGCGACCATCTATAATGTTACCAGCCCCTGTCATGTTCAACTGGTTTTTGTTACCAGAAGGAACCTGATAGTCTACTGAGAAGTTTCCTGAGCCTGCGTCAACAGGAACCCAATCATCTCCGTCTTGTAGAACATCGAAAGAACCTTTTAACATTCGGCTAACCATAAACTCACGGAAGTTAGCAAACTCTTGGGCTAGTACTTCTTCCTGACGAGTAATATAGTTTAATCCCATCTGGTCTATTTCACCAGCAGGACGCCCTAATGCTCTTAGGTTGTTTAGCTTTTCGTAGTCTAGACGAATTTCTGCGTGTACTCTAGGAAAAGTTCCCGCTACCCTACCTACTCCTTGTGGAGAAGTAGTTGCCGGTCCTGTACCGGGGGCTCGCATTGGAGCTATTTTACGGGTTTTGTCGATAATATCCCAAGAGAATATTCTACGACCTACGGGGTTGTTATTAGGCCCACCTAGTTGCATACCGAAGAAATTCTGTAAACGGCTCTGGGGAACCTTTATACGAGAAATTACTCGGTTAACAACTGATGGACTCAGGATTTCCTGCAAAGTTGCTGCCATTTGTTATTAACTCCTATTAGTTATTATTTATTTTATTAGGCTACGGTGACAGTAGTATCGCCCTGGACTTCTACAATCCACTTTGTTCCTGCGGCATTAGTGTAAACTACTGCAACAGCACCAATCTTCTGGTTTGCTGTACTGAAAGTAGCAGTGGCTGCGGCTGCGTTGTTTTTGCAGACCAAAGTATCAGACCCTGCTTTTGAGATGACCATGTTCTGATCTACAGTATTGACGAACTTAAACCGGACGCCTTTGCAGACGGGGTTTGAGGAACTATCTAGAAGTGCAGGTAAGGTGAAAGTTACTGCTCCAGAAGCTCCTGTAGTCTCAAAGACAGTACCATTATCAGAAGCAACTACTGTATAGTCTGCTGTTTTGGCAAGTCCTTGCTTCCAAGGGAAGGGATTACCAACTAGATCATCATCAAATACTACTCTGCCTTTTAGGTGGGCTCTACCCTGTTGGTCTAGTCCGCTTAAAGTAGAAGCTGATGCAACAGGAGCGTTATATAATAGCTGTCCGCCCTTTACAGGACCACCAACTACGACTACTGCTGTTCTATCTGCGACAGAGCCGGATAAGCCTAGCATTTTTAGGTCAGCAGCGAGTATGCCACCAGCAATTTGTGATCCGTCTGTTGCATCTACATCATAAGGAACCCATTTGCCAGTAGATAGCTGAGCTAGTACTAAACCTGCACGAAGATTTGTAGTGGGGGTATTACCTTTGTCTGTAGAGCTAGATAGAACTACACCACTTCTAAGTAATACTTGTTCGTGCTTGCCCCATAGAAACATTCTCTCTGAAGTTTCTACCGCAGTCTGTAAGCCTGCCAATGCATTAAAATCGAAAAGAGCCATATTTTTCTCCTATTAGTTTAAAGAATTAGAACTGGTAAGAAGTTGTTCTGCCAGTTGCTCTTAGCTGGGAATCAGCTATCTTATTTGCTTCTGCTTCATCGAAATTCTTGAACTCAGAAGGAAGTGCTTCTTCAGCTACCTTACTTAATCTAATTCTCTGATCATTAGACCAGGCAGATCCTTCAGGCATTAGCTTAAAGTTATCAATATGGCTCTGAACCATTGAAGGTTCCTGTTTTCCATTAGAGCTTAGAGATAATCTGTATTGTTTTAGGTCGCCTTTAAGTTTGCTAGCGATTACGGGAGTAATCTTGCCTTGAGATAGAAGTAATTCTATTTCATTGCTCATTCTTGCTCTGTCAGCTTCTTCTAGCTTAGCAGATACCATAGCTAGCTGATCTTCGTAGTTTTTGTTTAAACTCATGCTCATAGAGGGTGGTTGCTCCATTAGGGGTCCTTTATTAGTTTCTTGTCCGGCTGCGTTAGGATCTTCAGGTGGTTTTCCGCCATCCTGATCTGCTCCAGCACCCGCTAAAGCATCTTCCATTCCGCTTAAATCTAATCCCTGGAGAAGGTCTTGATCTCCGCCTGCCATATCCCCTGCTCCACCTTCTTTAGAGTGCTTGAGGGTCGCACAAGCAGCCTTTAGAGCAGGCATAAAATCTTCCTGTGTAGTGTCGTCAGGAATTATAATTCCGACAGATGCCAAAAGGTCGATTAGTTCTGCATCTAAACCGGAAGTTTCATTTTCTCCAGATTCAAAGGCGTGTTCCATTTCTTTGTCCTTCTTAGGTTTCTTGCTTTTCTTAGCTGGCTTAGAAGTTTGTTCTGTTTCATCAACTTCATCTACTTCGTTTTCTAAGCCTTCATTTTCTTTTGCCATTTTAACTTCTCCAGTAATAGAATTACTCAATTTATGCTTCAAACTTAGTCTTGTAGCTCCTAGTGGAGTTATAGACTCGAAATTATCTTGTCCGGGAACTACAGGATGTGTTACGAAAGCCAGATGGGTTATAACGTCTTCCCATACTCTGCCTTTTCCATCTTTCCAAGCTGTTTCTACTTGAGGAGAAACCTCTTGTACTATAGTTCCTACCTTTTCTGCGTCTTCTTCTCTAGGAACGTCTACAATGGCTACTAAAGCTCCTTTGTCGTCCTTCTCGAAGTTTTCTAGAAATCCAGCATTGTATTTAGATTGATTAAATTCAATCTCATCATAATCTGGATTGTTAGCTTTTGTTTGGTGGCCCCACGGGGTAGGAATTTTTAGTCCGGCAGCCTTCATTTTTTGAAAGGAGTTAACCCAATGGGTTATTCTTTCGGGAGTGATGACAATTTCGCCATCGGGAGATTGATAAGTCCCTGGCTCTAAAACTTTCTTTTTAAACTTTGCCATTTAATTTTTTACCTTTGTATATTATGTAAATTTTTCCTGTCAAAGTCAACAGAAAAATTAGGAATTTTTTTGTCTGGTTTTTATTACATTTTGTATGTATACTGTACTATATAACCCGAGGAGATGCAATAAAAAAATGGGAAATTTTTCTGATAAAAAAGTCGAGAAATTGAAAAAAATCAGAGGTTGGTACAAAGAATATAAGAAAGGAAAGCACTGCAAGATATGTCCTGAGAAGGATAGCAGATGTTTAGACTTTCATCACATAGATCCATCTAAGAAAAGAATGTCAATATCTAAAATGGTAAGTTCTGGAAAAAATAAATGCCAGATATTGCGAGAAATTAAGAAATGTGAGGTTCTGTGTTCCAATTGCCATAGAAAGCATCACCATTTAATAAACAAGGTTACTCAGAGTGCCTTGCAGAAATGGCTATATAAAATAAAACAAACCCTGCAATGCAGGGTTTGTGATGAGAGTACACCTTGTTGTTTAGATTTTCACCATCTAAACCCAGAAATTAAGAAATTTGCTATAGGAGATATTTGTAAAATGAAAAATGTGACAAAAGAAGAAATATTGGAAGAGATGGAAAAATGTGAAGTAATGTGTTCAAATTGTCATAGAAAATACCACATCAATTGATGTGGTATTTTTTTTTATCTATACATATCTTTTGGGTTTTTTACATCCCAAAAAAGCCTAGCAGATAAAATATCTATAGAGTGGCAGAATGCTGCTAGCTCATTCATTACTCTCTTGTCTTTTCTATACTCTGTTCCTTCACCGTGTATATACTTTAAAGCATTTTTTTCATCTTCGGTAAACTCAATACCGTATTGTTCTTTAAGAGTAGAATATAAGAATTTATCTTTGTCAAAATCTGTTACGGGAACTGATCCATACTTAAACATTTTTTCTATATCATGGAAATACAGAACTATAACTACGGAATCAAATGAAAAATATTTTACATGTAAGACCGCATGAAGATCATCTGCTAAATATAGACATTGTGTTAAATGATCTCTGTATCCACCTTCCCAACATTGATGATTATGACTAGATCCTTTTGCAGTATTGAACAAGTGCAAATGATCATAATGAAAGTTCTTGACTGCGGAAATCCTAGGATAACTTAGATGTTTAAAGTATGATTCAATTTTAATGGCGATATCTCCTCTATAAGTAAGAATCATCTTACTATCATCTCTTGGTATTTCTACTGATTTATATGAATATTTATGTATAATTTGATCTGTAGTTAAATATTCTCCGGATTGTACATTTTGTAATTTTGCAGTGTAATCATTTGTTATATATTCTTCGGTCCCTATGATTACTTTAAGATTGTGTTTAATACCATTCTTGTATAAATCATCTATAAACTTTGAATAATTCATATTGTTACCACTTCAAAAAGATTTTTATATCTTGAGGAATTAAACTTTTTACTTCCTCTGTAAGATGATAGTTACGTATAGCTTGTCTTATTTTTTCACATGCTTCTGGGTCTGTGAATCTCAAAGAGAATTTAACATATTCATTCTTTTTCTCTTTGCTCTTTTCTATTATTATTCTACTAGCCGCTTTTCCTTTTGCTCCCGGTCTGTTATAAATAAGATTTACATGTACGTCATCTATGCTCATCTTAACAGAGTTGGCAGATAATTGTTTAAGTATGTTTTTTACTTGAATATATATTCCTTTATTTACGTGGTACAGTCTGACTATATACTCTGATACAATATTTCCGCTGAATGTGTATTTTTCTCCGTCTATGTATAGATGAGGAATAGTAACTAATTCCAAGCCTCCTATATCTATCTTTTCTTGATATATTTCTATATTTAATGCTTTTATTTCTTGTATGAAGTCTTGTGTCCTCATCTTCAACCTTTTTTATATATGTTTAGTGGTTTACCTTTTTTATCTAATCCTTCACCTTGATGAAGGAATCCATTTTTTTCATACAATGAGATAGCAGGTATATTATCGGAGTGAGTAGCCACAAAACAAGGAGATATAGCATAAGAAAGGAGCTGCTCAGCAACTCCTTTCCTTCTATACTTCTTATCTACGGCAAGTTCACAGATCATATTAACTTTGTCTAATTTGATCCTGATAAAACCAACGTCTTCTATACCATAGAAGATTCCTTCTTCCCATGCTTTTTCAAAATCCGAGCATAAGAATTTTTCATTGTCTTGGAATATTCGTTTAACCCATTCCTTATCTTTTTCCGTTAGTTTTACCATGATAAACTCGCTTTATGTAACTACTAAATCTTTGTCTTCTAGTGAAAATGTGTTATTTTTTGGCCAGTGTACGTCAAGTATTCCATTTTCTAACTTAATAGTAGGATAGCACTTTAGTGCATCTCCTGTTAAAGAATAACGTAGTTGTGTTCTATTTGAAAATGTTGAGAAACTAGGTTTTGTTTTACTTTCTTCTTTTTTCAAAGTAACTTCTAACACCTTATTTTTAATTTTTACACCGATATTCTTTGGAGTACCTCCTGGGACATTTACTAGGAGGTGTTTTCCTGTATCGTCATTTACCTCTTCATATTCAAAATAGCTCATAAAATGAAATCCCTGATTAGAGTAAGGAACACACGGCTCCCAGGTATTAGGTACGATAAAATAGTCTTTGTTAATATAAGGAAGAGATGGTTCCCACGTATCTTCTAGAAGCATATTTAATGTTTTTTTCATGTTTTTATTTCTCCTTAGATTCCTGCTGTTTCTTTACTCTCCTACATTCCATTATAGCTCTCAAATTGTAAATATTTTCTATGGTCTTAAAATATACTAATTCTACTCCGCCCAATAGTTTTCTATTGTACTCTAGAGGTATATCTTTAATCACTTCCTGCCAAACAGATTCAACTTCTAGTTTATGTTCAGTTTGTAAAAGGTCTGCCTTGAGATATACTGCTAAATCTAGTAATTCTTCATATGCTTCTTGTAAAAAATCTCTGTTATCTCCTGCTTTAACATATTGAGAATACTTTTTTAATCCAAATTGCTCTCTTTTTTCCATATCTTCTTGAATTGCTTTTGATAGTTGATCTTCATCTAAGAGCATCATGTCTTTCCTTTATATCTAATAGTTTGTGTCTATTTTCTTCTAGTTCTGCTATTTTTGTTGTTATATTCTGTATTATATTTATTCTATCTGTATCCGGCATATTAGCCACTTGTGTTGAAACTCTTTCTTTTATGTCTAATAACATATCTATTTGAGCTTCTAACTGTTTTATTCTCTCATCTAGAGTGGCACCAGTTTGGGAATTCTTATCCAAAATCTTTAAAGAAAATAATAAATCGTCTTTTATGTCTTGTATATGTACTTGATCTATTTGTGATTTATGTTCTAAATATTCACCAATTGGGTCTAGTAATCTTCTAAAAGAACATATTCTATATACAGCATTGGGATCTGGAATATTATACAAATCAACTGTATCAAGATTAAGATTATCCATACCTACAAAAGAAGTAATATTAGCTATAAAAGCGGGTTCTGGTAACTTAGGGTTACTAAGATATATTAGCTTATGTATACCTTTTGCATCTACAAGCTTTACTTTAGGTAATTCGTCATTTAAATAATCTCCTGCAAAGTCAGCTAAGCCTTGAATAAATGTTTCAAGTTCAAAGTATATAGTAGGAGTTGTATATACTAAATCTACATTGGCTTTAGTTATTTGATTGTGTATTATACACCACCACCAAATACCAGATTTAACTTTTTCAAATATAGATGTGGAAATAGTACTGCCGTCTAAAAATTCTTTAAACGGCGTTGTTGTTGATGTGTCAGAAATAGGACTAGCAGGAGATATAATATCTACTGGAGAAATTGAAGGTAAGAAAGGCATTTCGGTCATGTTATTTACCTACCATAAAATTCAAGTCGTGATCTACTAACCATCTATTCATAGAGTCAATCGACCTAAACATGCCTTCACCTTTTAAATCTGATCTAAGTATCATACCACAGTAGTAGTATTTTCCGTTTACTTTAGTAAATACTCCTCCTCCAGAACACCCAGATCTTATTTCACATGTAGTTAGAAAGAATTTTTCGGGCCACTTATCATTTAAAGAAATTCTTTGTTTAACTACAGAACCTTCATATACGGCTCCCGCAAATAAACCATAGCTATTTCCTACACAAACTACTTTATCCATAGGTTTAAGATTTACTTGCTTTATATTAGCATATCCAAATACATTAGTATTATCTAAAACCTCAAAAACTGCTATATCAACACCTTTTTTGTGTGAGTCTTCAGAGTAGGAAGCGGCAATTAACTTAACAGGTATATCTAAACTAGATTGTAGCTCTCCGTCTTCTCCAAAAATTAAAGATCTTACAGAAAGTTTCTCTAAGTTAGGAAGGTCTTCTAGTCCGTGACCACAGGTTAATATATAATAGGTTCCCATGTTTTTAATTATAGTACCTGAGAAATAACCTGGATCTTCTTCATTCTCATTTACTATAAATAGTACATTACTATTAAAAACATGCTTTTGAAAATCAGAAGATTGAAAATCTTTCTCAGGCTTATTTTTAAGAATAGCTACGGTAAACAAAGCACAGACAAGTATCCATACGGATACTTTATAATATACGTATTTGTTCATCATATTACCATTGTTGCTTTTTTGTTGATCTCATATTTATATGTTCCATCCAAAGAGAAATCATCTGCCTTAAATTTTAATGTAGAAGGAGAATATATTAGTTTAGGTCGTATATCAATTTTTTGGTTGTATATTTCCTTAGCTAGACTTATGTGTTGTTCGTATATATGTACGTCTCCACCTATCCACACTAAACTTCCTGGTTCTCTACCTGTAAGGTGACATACCCATAACATAAAAGCCCAATACTGTACCCAATTATGAGGTACTCCGCATATAACATCTGCGGATCTTTGGTAAGTTTTTATGGTTAAAGTATTATCATTACTTACCAAAGCTTGTATTACTGTACCGTGACAGTTTGTAATTGGACATTTATCATTATTCATGTCTGCTGTGTTCCATGTAGTAATAACATTTCGTCTACTATATGGATTATACTTTATACCTTGTATAAAGATTTCTATAGAATCTACTGTTTGTCCGTGTCCCGCAAAATCTCTGAATTGACAAGAATAGTTACCATATACTTTGTCTTCTCTAGCCCAGGGTTTCCACCATTCCGTTACAGATGGATGTAGATTTTTTATGTCATTAGATCCCGACATAAACCACTCCCATTCCCTGAGAGCTAATTTCCAACAAGTTTTTCTTAATCCTATCAATGGTGTAGTTGAAAACTTAATGCATGTTTCTTCGTCTGATCTATAACAGAGAGAATTCCTCGCTTGGATCTTCTCTCCGTTTAGACAAGACTTTATCAACTTCTTATACTCAATTTCTTGTTTCATTTTTGTCTTTTAGGAGAACTCTCTGGTTTACTAGCTACTCTTTTTAACTGATCTTCTACTATTTGGTTTACTTTTTCTGGGTTTACAACTACGGGTTTTGGTGCCCGAGGATCTTTAAATATACTTTCTTCTTTATTTTTTGCCACAGCAACCTCCTACAGGACATTCACAAGACTTGCATTCGCAACAACACTTAGCTAGTACGTCCTTTACTACAGGACAAACTTTAGTAGATACTACTCCAGCTACGAAAGATAAAGCTACTGCGAATACTACTGTGAATACTGCTGATACAAAACAAGCTACTACTTTCATCTTAAATCTCCTTTTAGGTTTGTGTTTCTCATATTTATTATAGTATTGTGGTCTATTTTTTAAAAACTAAATCCGTGGTTTTTTCTCATTCCACTCGGTAAGCCCTGTTCTAAACTATAAGGCATAAAATCACTGTTATCGAACATATCTACTTTTGTAAGTTCATTGCACAAGTAAGATAAAATATCTACTATTTCATCTGATTTGCCTTTAGGAAAGGTTAGCAGTTCTAATTCAATATCTTCTAGGTAACTTGCATGTTTAGGGAAATATATTTTTCCATTTTCCATGCGAATTACTGCTCCCATTGGTAGATTTGCTCTATTTTGTTTTCCTTTACCTTCTGGTTCTAGTGCTTTAACAGGTAAGTTTTTTAACCTAGCTTCTGTTATTAACTGAATGGCTATACCCATATTTTCTATACCTATAAACTGTGGTCTGTAATAACTATTTAAGTATATAAGTTTATTTAGTATATCTGCATAACCTATTCTATCTCTTACTAGGTGAGTTAAAAGAATATCTCCATCTGGAGTTATTGCCCATACACCTATTGCAGTATAGTCTGATGTATTAGTTACTTTATTTGCAGTGTCTACTGTTATTATTTTTTTACATTTATTATCTTCTACATACTTTCTTTCGCCATTTGGCAATTCTAATATATAATAATCGCCTTGTTGCGTAAAATATCTAAAAGAAGATTTCTTAAATATACCTCCGCCTTCCGGAGCAGGTTCTTGCTGATATAAAGCTGACCAGTAATAAGAAGATATAGCACCTGAATTTTTTATGCTATTTAGCTTTTCTATTGGCCACATTTCTGGCCAAAGTGCTTCTCCTCTTTTTCTACCTAAAGCTAAAGGAGGTTCTGGTTCATCTTCTGTCGCTATTGCAGATAGCTTAATATATTTCCACTCTTCGCCTTGTTCTTGCTGGACTTTATCAAGCAATCTACCTATCAAATCATCACAATTGTGTACTAAACAACCTTCTGCTACGAAATCCGAAGACTCCGTTTTTATATCATATACAGGACCTTCGTAAGAAAAACACTTTATATTCTTAATTTTAAAATAACATCCCGTATCTAATACTTGTATTGATTTGAAGTTTATTGGGTTTGCTACTTTGCATATCTTATCGCATACTGTTCGTATTTCCCACGCTTTACCTATTTTTTTATTTTTTCTAGTGTACATAATAGAACTTGGACTATCAATAATTAATAAACACTGGCGTATTCCTTGTAATAGACTTAGTGAAGAGGAGGATATTCTCAAATACCTATCATGTAAACATCCATCTCCTGTATATATACCTTTTAAAAATTGTATTAAACATTCTTCATCTAGACTATATACAAATTCTGGTATTATTTTATTTAAAGCCCCTCTACCAAATTTTTCTACTAATCTGGCAAATTTATAATCTGTGCATTTTGCTTGTAAAGAATTTTTGAGTATACGATAATTTAGATTTATATTATATTTGTTTAATGTTTTTTTTACAAAGAGTATTATGTCCTCTTCTTTTTTGTGTAAAGAATATCTTACAGAATTATGGCTGCTTGTTTTTCTTCCATATGTTAGACTTCCTTCTGCAACCCATAAACCTATACAATACCAAAAATCCGGATCTTGTAAAGCTTGTTTATCAAAATCTATAAAATCTAGATTATTATATTTTTTAACGGGCTTAGGACAAAAGACTTTGTCATTTATAGTTATGTCTTTAGCTTTTTTCCATCCATTATTTGTATATATTTGATGATCTTCAGTAACATTCAATTCATCTGGATTAGCAAATAATTTAAATGCGTAACAAGTATTTTTTACTTCCTTATTAGCTATTCCTGTTACCTTTGAATATCCTTTTGTACCGTATACTTCTTGTTGTTCTATGATATCTTCTATGTTTATATATCCTTTAGAAGATAATACTTTGGTTCCTGGGAGTAAGCAGTGCCAGCGAGTCATAACAATGATTACAGATCCTCCAGGCATTAAACGAGTATACGCAGTTGCTCCGAACCAATTAAAAATCTTATTACGCATAACAAGAGATTCTGCTTCTTGGTCGTTCTTAATAGG